AAGTGATGTTAAAGTTCTATGCAATCGCAATCTATCATTCCAATTGAAATCATAATGACAGCCGAGACTATCCCCATCTCTGAATATAGAAAAGCCAGTACCAACTAAATGTGGGTCTGGTATTAGTCCTGAAATTCCAGTCAACTGTTCTATATCATATAACATTTCACCGGAATGCATTAGGTTATAAGTAACTTGGTGTGCTGTAGGTGTAGAAATTAAATCATTAAATTCTTCCATACGAGAACCAGCTCTAGTAAAAACAGTCCAACCACCTTTAGGTGCATTGATACATTCCTCATATAATTTTAAACAAGTTTCTTTATCAATAAAATTATCAAAGACAGCATGAGGAACTCCTGCCTTTTTATTTTCAATCCATTCTCTTTGTTTATTAATCATTATAGACCAACATCTTTAATATACTTCCAATATCTTTCATTATACCAACGTTTCTTGCCTTCTAAATTCTCGGCAAACCATCCATAATCTACATCATATCGTAAAGCTTTTATAGCTATTTTCTTATTATTTTTTGTATGTTGTAATACTACCTGCTTCGGAACAGCATGGATTATTCCACTTGCTCCCATTCTTTCAAAATTCATAATATTTGGCTCCGCTCCTTGGAACAGTCTGCTGCCACACCATGCGGCCCGAGCGGATTCTCCTATCTCCGCTTATTAAACTTACGTTGATTTGCACGAACAACTTGCTCAGTTAGTTCATTAAATCTAGGAAGAGCAACATCTTTCTGCCACCGATCAGCTTCAGCTAAATCGTGTTCCAATGTACGGATCCGCTTTGTAGCCTGTTCTAGTTTATAGGATAGATGAGCAATCCTGCGTTTTGCTTCATCTACATACGTTTCTTTAATAGTCGATTCAACCATTATATATTTCCTGTGCTATTGTTAAAGTTTTCATTCTAAATGCTCTTACATCAACCTTCAAGAAAGGATCATAGTCATCAATCAGCTTACTTAATTTTGGCCAAATAAACTTTTCATTTATTTGTTCATCAAACCTCTCACGGTATGTTAAAACTTTTTCCAAAATGACTAAAGTTTCTAAACTTATTTTTTTACCAAGATAGGCTTTTACCAATTTAGGATGATTTCCGTCCTTACATTGGAATATTATATCAAATTTTTCGACCAATGTCAATAATTTTTCAATATCATTTTTATAAACATACTCTAAACTTTGATTTATCTTCTTGTGTGCTGTCCAATTCCTTTTATCAAATTCTCCAATCCACTCTTTACCTCTAATAAAATTTGAAAGGTAAAATTCTAAAATCTGTGGGTCTGATAATTTGCTAGATAGTTTAATAAACTTAAACTTATCTTTCCGTTTATCAAAGGATTCTAAAGAAGCACTAACTTTGCCTCCATATTTGTGATAATCGTAATCACCTTTAAAATGGAGTTTTAAAGCTAAGTAGTTCGTATAGGCTTCGTATGGGGACATCAAACTCAAAACAAAGAACTCGTTTTAGGTAAATAGTTTAATGATTCGGCTTCATATTGGATCTTTTCTTTTAATCCATTATCAACCCATTTAGTTACTGTTTGGGGTTCTATACCTTTTTCTGCACAATACATAATTACAGCTTCTAGATAACTTACCCGCTTTGTCTTTACAATTTCTTCAATTAGTAAAGAAAACTTTTTAGTAGTGATTTTCTCTCCAACCATATTATATTCTCATTATATAAAAAGGCATACTACTTATCCTCGTTTCAGTAGTAGCGGGTTCTTTGAGGCGATCTATAGCGAGGACCTCTTTTTGATGACCGTCATCAACAACTATAGCCCGTTTGTTAACAAGGTGGGCCAGACCCCGGAAAATTAAGCCGCTAAGGCGAAATCTTCAAAGTAATAATCGTCATTTGCGATTATAAAAGTGATAGAATCCTCTTGCAATGTTTCTTCCGCTCCGTCGAATACCATTACACCCCCAATATTCGTTTTAACTCTAAAATTCGTTCCCATTGTATTGTATGTGGCTTTAAATGTACAGGACGATTCTTGATTTCTTCTTCAAGTTTGTCCAATTCTTTCTTTAAAGACTCATCTCTTTCTAGTGGTAATTTGCCAAAGCCAACTTGTCTGTCCCAAGATCGCTGTGACATATACCACTCCGGAGGCCTTTCAATAATACCATGCACATTTCTGCCTGTTAACGAATTGGTGGAGGTGGTGGGAGTCGAACCCACGTCCGCAACGTTTACTTCATTACCGTCATCAGTTTCTTTCACATATCTATTTAGTCAGCACGATGCTGCTAATTCTTTATAATCTAGATTATTATAAAATTCTTCCATCATAACTTCTAATTTATCTAGATATTCAAATGTTTTCTTTTCAAAAAGGTTAACTTGACCATCTTCAGCTACCATCATAATAGCAATATCATCAACACCTATACCTGTATTTTCTTCATACATAGAAGCATAAGCAGCACATTGAATAAAATAATCCTCACACCATTCTTCCTTTTTCATTTTGGTAGCTGTTTTAAAATCTACCACAGTTATTGTATCCTTATAAACTCCTACAAAATCACATCTACCAGCAACCTTATATTTGTTTGAATACATATTTTGTTCTTGTATTATTGTTTTTGTAAGGCACTCATCTAAATAAGGCCTCATTTCTCCAAACATACACCAAGCTAAAAAATTCTTTTGTTTATATTCATCTATTCGTGAAAAGTAATAGCTATTACTTTTACTGCTGTTCAAATAATCTTCTACTATTTGGTGAAAGACTGAACCTCGGCGAGCAGCTTTGCCAGCAATTATATTAGCCTGCTGTTCACCAACACGTTCTCTCCATTCTTGCAACCCCTTTTGTTTGCCGGGTTGTTTGCCTAATACTGTAGTAATAGAAGGATACTTTAAACCTTCTGGTGTTTCATAGAATCGCAAGCCATTAATGTTGTGGACTTTTAACTCTGGAAATTCAAATTCATTTGCTGTATTCATAATATATATAATAACACCTTTTCATGTTAAAGTCAAGTCTTTTTAACTCCTAATTTATCTTTTTGTATTAAATAAGATCGTACTAATCCAGACCGCACAATATCTCCTATACCAAATTCTATAACTTCAAACTCTTCCATTGATTCTAAAATAGCTTCAAAATTATAATAACCTTCTCGGTCTCCATTATGTACTCGGAGATCAGATTGTGCCATATCTCCAGCAAAACATATCTTGCTATTCTGACCAACTCTGGTCATAATGGTATCCAATTCTTGAAAAGTAAGGTTAGAAGCTTCATCTACTAAAATAATACTTCTATCAAATGTAGAGCCTCTTAAAAAAGAGGTTGAATAAAATTCTAAAGTCCCTTGTGATATTAATCTATCATAAAGGCTTGAAAACTCCTGTTCTGACGGCATTTCAAAAAGATACTTAACAAGAATACGATATGGGTCTTGATATAAATCTGCTTTTTCTTCTAGTGTTCCTGGAAGGAATCCAACATCTCTAGAAGGTAAAAGAGAACGAACCAATATCACCCTATCATATGTTGATCCTCTTGCTAATACTTCCTGTAAAGCTAGATACAATAAAATAAAGGTCTTACCTGTGCCGGCAGACCCTGTTGCAAATATATTTTTACCCTCTGCATAAGCTTTAAAGACCTTATCTTGTGTAGGTCCAATAGGCTTAACTGTAAGTAATTGTTTCCGACGAACTAACATTTCGCTACTCATTTTTTATTCTATGGTTCTGGAATTCTGGCTCATAATTTTCTTGATTTGTAATGTTGTTCTCTAGCTGTTCAAGGAATTTGACCATTTTGCCCTTCACATCCTGATGAAAAGGTGGTTTCACCTGTTCCCATTGATGAAGAATTGCATCCAAAGAGGAGATCAATAGAATATAATCCTCTTCACTGACATTGCTTATCGTATACCTCTTCTCGCTGGTAATGTCCATCATACCTCCTATTTTATTATAGGTTGTGACCTATTTAGATACATCTAAATATCAATATTACTCTTAGGATTATTTGATTTAATCCGTCTTAATACATCTTTCCAGCCTTGATCCGTGCCGTGACCTCCACTTTGGCCACTATGATCTCTGCCTGAAATAATAGAGATATTTGGGTTTGGTGTAAAGACCATTATCCATCCGGACTGTTTCATCACTTCCATATCTGCTACTGAGCACTCTATATCTTCTGGTTCGCCGCTGTCTGGGTTGATCATTCTATATCTCATTTAAAGCAATCTCCTCCCCCCGGAATTAAAAACAATCTAGCCTCTGCCTCACGGCGTCGAACTAGTCCAGCGAGCACCTTACCGCCTGCTCTATTCCATCTTTTCATTTCAGCCGGCACTTTATCATATTCGCCGTTATTCAGCACCTTCAACATTGTGCTTTCTCGTAAATTGCCCGGACCTAGATTGTAAGTCCAACTCACAAGAGCATCAAACTGGTTTTGGTTTAAAGGTACAGTCACATATTTATTAACATACTCAGCATACTCTTTTAATTCTTCAGTTAGTAAATCTTCAGCTTCTAATGAGTCTATTGAATCACCTTCTTTGACATTTTTAGTATGACCATAACCAATAGTCCATACACCTACGGAATCTTGATAAGCAACTAATCGCTTACCTTCAAATTCTTTAATTAAGCCAATACCATTATTTTCAATTTTCATCATACTTATAATAATTCCCAACACTGCCAATAATAATATAATAATACCAACCTTAGTCGAACTAGTCATTTCTTTGTGTATTCCTCACTTGGTTTATAACTACTTTGCTGAGAATATCTGCCTTGTTGTTGGGGGTCAAAAGTTTCTACCCCAACATGCTCAATCCAACTTCCCTGTGATGCCATTACTTACAATTATATGTTATCAATGCCCATTTCAAATATACGAACATCATCATAACCTTCTTCTCTATATTTATTAGCAAGTTCTTCTGCTTCTTCTGATGATTTTAGATAACTATCATTTACCTCTGTACCTCCTACCCATACTGTGTATCTTATTTTTTCACTCATGATATTAGTTCCTCCAAATCTGGTACTACCTCTGAGATTCTTCCCGTGTCATTATCATATACATCTGGCCATTCCTTTTTCAACCAAGTCACATAAGCATCATAGTCACCTTCAATCGACATACCCTGATAGTTCATATCGTAGATATACTCTAAATCCTCACCTTCACCTTCCGTGCCACGCTGTTTGTAACCACGTTCTATTGTGACCTCAAACTTGTTGCTCTCGTCCCATAAAGTGATTACCTCTAGGTCATCACCCTCATCAGCGTTGCCATCCATTTCATGGTGGGTAAAATCTTCACCCTCCTTCGTAAAACTATATTCAAAGTCGATATAGTCTTGATCCAATACTTCAATATTGGGTTTCACATTATCCAACACTTCGGTCATCATTTTCACCTTTCAAATAATTACTGTACTATTTTCCAAGCCCCATCAGGCTGCCGGCACGCTCGTCCATAACCCTGCTGTGTTTCTCCACCCACAACAACACTGGTCTGGAACTCACGGCAATA